AACTGTAGTAGCAGCTTGTGTTATGGGCTGATTGTAAATATTTAGTGAGCTATACACAGTTTTGCCTCAATAGTACCATGTTCTTAATATATTCTAATGCCTGTTCGTTTGCCCGCATTAGCATAAAGTGGATTAAACTCCCTCCATACTAAATAACCTAGTGCGTCATTCATGTGGTCGTAACCAGCGTCTTTGTCTGGTTCGCCCTTATCTGTATAACTCTGTAACTCTAAACACTCAATCATACGTTTGCAACTGGCATTGATTTGTAGACGTACTTGCCCTTTTCCGTTGCATAACAAACCCTGTACGGCAGAGACTCTATCTCTGATTGCTGGATTGCTTTTGGCCGAGAGATTAGTGAAACCATAGGATTCAAGAATCTGTATGTCTGTTTTTGCTGCATTAGTACTACGATTGCCTCCCGATGCGTCAGGGTAGACGTAAATCTTATTTGTAGGGTATCTACGTTTGATTTCTTGAGCAAGTGCGTCTGTATCATGTGCTGACACAATCTCATCAATTATTAACAATTTTTCTTCAAATTTTATCCCTATTACTGCGCTCATATTTCCAATATTAAAATCTACCCCTATCCTTAACGGCTCTATTTGGATACTTGGAATCGTAGTAACAATGTTATCTTCTCTTACGAATCTGTCATAGACTTGTCCAGTTGTGAGATTAGTAAACTCTCCGTTAAGGTAAGCCTGCAGCATACTAGAGTCGTAGTTTGCTTGCATTCGTTCAATAAAATCTTCTGGTAAGTGTGGGTTGTCTTGCGTTCTCATTCTTATAAGCTTACGGTCTGTTCTCTCTTTGGCTGCCTCTGAACCAAAGGTATTCCACATCCACCTGAAACCCTCTGGTGTGCTTGCTGCGCAAAACTGCCTGACATTACCAGACCTTAACCTACCTAGAATCTTTGGAAATGCCCGATCACAAACAGATGGTGCTACTGTATCTATTTCATCAGCAAGTACAAAGGCTAAATTTAAACCAATAATCCTTGACCAGTTTTCAAAGCTTCTACAAAGTATCTTTGTATCTCCGTCTGGTAAATGCAATATGTATTCTGGTAATGGACTGGCTCTGTAAGAGTAAGGTATTTCATAATGTTCCAAAAACTGCTCAAAGTCATTTTGCCAGATGTCTCGAATCAATGAACCTGTTGGCTCCATTACTGCGCCTGTAAATCCTACGTTGAGTGCTGCAAGTTTTACACATACTGCACAAAGCGCTCTAGTTTTACCTGCACCATAACCAGCTGATAATCCTAAAATTTCAGTATTACTGTTATCAAAAAACTCTCTTTGTGGTTCGTGAAGATCATTTCTAATATTTGCTAATAATTGTTTTATATCAATCGAAACTCCGCTAGTGCCTGCAATATCTAATACTGATCCTTCTCTGGTTAATATGCTCATGTTGTGATCTGTGCGATCTTAGCCATTGAGTTAATACAGCCTAAAGCTACGTTTAGTTGATTGCTGTTTCTAGCCTCTTTTTGTAGGGTAGAAAGCTGACTTAAAATGTCCGCGGTAAATTGCCTTCTGTCAATGTCAAAATCTTTCTTGAGAATAATACGGGCATCTTGAATATACTGCTCTGTCTGCCTTAGCTTTAGTCCCCACTCAGCCGCGGTATATTTTATTATTTCTGAGCGCGTTACACCACGTGCAAGAAATGCTGCAATTTTAAAAGTTCTATAATCTTTTTCTGACTGTGTAGCCTTCTTTTTTTTCACTATTTTTCTAGATTGTGAAAGGAATCAAGAGCGTACCAAACGTGAGAGTTTCTATAGCCTCCCTGATGGGTAGGAATAATTGGTGTAACTCCGTGCCTATTGCGCCAAGCTGGATATACCAATAATGAATTATCGGTTTGGTCAAACGTGGCATTGTAATCAGGTACGTGCAAGTTACCTCCCTTACTGTTACGCCTTTTAGTAATTATCATATTTATAGCACCTTTTACATTGGCGTGGTCTTGGTGAACTGGTGCGGATATGTTGCAATTCGAGATAGTAGAACTGAAATTATTAGCAAAACGCCAGTTATCAGGTATTCTTTGCTTTATTTTGAATAGATGATTTTCAGCAACTGTTGGAATATATTTTTTTACTATTTCAAAAGATTTGATACCCGCTGCATACATAGCCTTTACGAAAGTATTAGCACTTTTTACAGAGTGAACAGATGACCTAGAGGCGTATGGCCTTCTCATGTGTGGTTTAGGTGGGCATGAACCTAAGATAGTTGAATACTGCAATACTTCAGCTTTTTTATTGTGTAAGCCACTAGACCTTTTCATTTCTGATTTAGGTACGCGCTTAGTATGTATTTCTCTGTCAGCTATATTCACAAGGTTCTGTAAATCGTCTGGCAAAGTTTTTATAAACAAACCCACAGGAGTACCATCTGGGTCTATCAGAATGCAATCTTCAAAAATATTAGGCTCGAAACCGCCTACACTATCTCCAATTTTTAAAGGAGAAGTTACTGGCTTCAGGATTAGTTCAGGTAATTTCATCTTTTAAAACAATAAACCATAATACATGGCGGAAACCAACTTTCACCCCACATATTTATATCTCTTTCCTCATAGTGGATAGTTTTATATGGCGCTTCAACTTTATACTTTAGCTTTTGCTTTTCTATAACTTTCCATATCTTGGGCAACTCTGGGTCAATATCAAAGCTCCATTCGTAGACCAGTTTATTAAAGTCACTTTTTGTATGGGTAAGTATTGGTATTTCTGCCCCTTCAATGTCCATCTTGCAGTTATCAGCTAATACAGCTTGTTCATCAAAATTTAGACAAGGTACTCTTATAGCTTTATTACTCTTCCTTTTCATTATGGTATTGCGCCATACATTACCATTTTGAGCTATGGATAAGGTTGTATCTTTTCTAAAATCATGCACTAAGGCAGCTTGTTTAACTGTTATGGCATTTTGAAAGCCATTAAGTTTTGCATTTTTTTCAATTAAATCACAATTAAAAGGGTCAGGCTCATAAGTTATTACAGATGCACCTTTAGAAGCTGCTAGCAAGGAGAAAGCACCAACATTACCGCCACAATCTAACCAGCTTTCATTATTAAGAACTTCCATACCTTTTTTTAGGTAGGATTGATTAGATAAAACCTCTATGAAAGTCTTAATGTCGGAGTAGCCTTCTCTGTAGAAGAACTGAACTCCGTTTAAAGAAGTTTTGGTTAACTTCATTAGCTTAAGGCTTTAAGCGCGTTTACTAGCTCTTGTCCTATATAGATACCTTTTTTTCTAGCTTCTGCTACTACTTCTTTTGCTTCTTCATAATCTTCTGGTCTAAATTCTATTTGTATTGCCTTCATTACATCATTAGCTAGTTCACTGGTAGGGTCGTCAAAATCTTCTAGTGATCCATAATCTGGCTCATCTGCAAAGGTTGGTACATCATCGCCCCAGCCTAAAACAGATAAATCAAATCCATTTTCCATTAGTGCTTCTAGTTCCTGTTTTAATATGTCATCGTCCCAACTAGAGTTTAAAGCCAGCTGATTATCTGCAATTATGTAAGCTCTACGCTGATCTGGTGTTAGATGAGAAAGTGTAATAGTTGGAACTGTCTCTAGTCCTATTTTTTTTGCAGCTGCAATACGACCATGACCACAAACAACGTTACCCATGTCATCAATTAGTACAGGATTAGTAAACCCAAACTCTTGAAGTGAAATTGCTAATCTTTCTATTTGAACATCACTGTGTACTCTAGGATTATCTTTATAAAGGGTTAAATCTATTATTCTTGATTGTTTAATATCCTCTGGTGAGAATATCGGCAAGTCTGGTGTTGTAGTCATAGCGAGATTGTTAACTGTCCACACTTTAGCTCTTTTTTTGAGAGGTACACTTCTTTAGGTCTTGGCTGTAACCATAGCCGCTTTCCGTTAAGGATTCTATAGTTACATTTTTGCAAAGGGTCATAGACGAGGTAATCTTTAGGTTTTTTCAAGGGTAGAAACGTATAGGGACTAAATTAGAAGGGTATTACAGAGCAATCTAGTAGGAGTAAAATCAGGTATTTAACGATTTAATAGTAAAATTTGCTAATTGATCTTTAACTTGCTGCATTTCTGCGGGTAATTCTGGATTTTTAGCTTTTAGGTTTTTTTGTATTAGTCGACTCATTAGTGTGGCAGTATCTTTCCAAGCTTTTTTTCTTATATTATGTAGCTCTCTAATTATATCTTTATCTACATCAATACCTACGTTATTTCTTATATTACCATCACCATTTCTAAAACCATGTGCAACTAATTGTGCCTCATCATTATATTTAGGGTAGACGGCCTCGCAATAACAAATAATGGCAAGATCACTGCCAGCTACTTTCTTTCCAGTTTCTGTTATGTCGTAATCTGGTAGGTAATTGTTAATTAATCCATCTGAATTATTAACTATACCAGTATCATTGCAAGCGTAGCAGTTGTGAACTGGTGGTCTGAAAGTAATATCTCGATCTATTGCAGATCTTTTGTAGTTTTTCATGGGGTTTTAAAAGGGTTGATTACTTGCTTTGTTTGCAAGCATAGGATTTAATCTTGACTTAGATTTCTGTTCGCGCAACTCTAAAAACTGTTCGTATTGTCCATTCTTGATCCATCTGAAACAGTCTGGGAACATTGGTACAAATTTTCCGTCTCTAATAAGTTTTACTCTTAGTCTTTGATCTGCCTCTAGTGCATCTTCTAATTTTTCCTGTGTTTTTTTATCAAGCTGTTCCCATTCTCGATAGGCTGGTTTTTTAGATTGTGAAACACATTTATTATTTTGAGATTGATACTTTTTCCAAAAAGATTCAAATTTTTCAGAATAACCCTTCTTTTTAGTTTTTTGTTTTAGTTTAACTTGTTTTAGTTCGGGTTCATGAGATACACCACCCCTAGTTGCTGAGATACACTGGGGTAGTTTATCTGGTGTACTAGTTGCTGAAATGGACTGCGGTTCAATACTGGATAGTTCAGGTGTTGGAACTCTACATTCATGCCAAACTGTAACCCGATATGCGTTAGTCTTTTGGCC